ATGCCGCGCAAACTGAAAAACCTCAACCTGTTCAACGATGCCAACAGCTACGTCGGCGTCGTGAAGTCGGTCGTTCTGCCGCCCCTGGGTCGCAAGATGGAAGCCTATCGCGGCGGCGGCATGAACGGCCCGGTCAAGGCTGACCTGGGCTTCTCCGACGACGGCATTCAGTTCGAATGGAAGACCGGTGGCCTGGATCTGATTTCCCTACGCCAGTTCGGCGCCGTCAATGCATCAGGCATAGCGCTGCGGTTCGCCGGCTCGTTCCAGCAGGACGACACCGGCGACGTCAGCGCCGTGGAAGTCGTGCTGCGTGGCCGCCACGAAACCATCGAAATGGGTGATCACGAGCCCGGCGAAGACACCGAACACAGCGTCACCACCACCTGTTCCTACTACAAGCTCATCGTCGACAGCGAAGACATCATCGAAATCGACTTGCTCAACTTCATCGAGAAGGTCAACGGCGTCGACCTGCTCGAAAAACAACGCGCCGCTCTTGGCCTCTAACCCTTGGAAAACTTTATGCAGACCGTTGAAATCCAACCCCTCGCCGACGACAACACCGTCACCCTCGACGCGCCCATCAAGCGCGGCAAAACCACCATCGACTTCATCACATTGCGCAAACCCTCATCAGGTGAACTGCGCGGCATGCACCTGGTGGAGTTGCTGAACATGGACGTGGCCACCCTGATGAAGATCCTGCCGCGCATCACCACCCCCGGCATCACGGGGCCGGAAGCCGCCGGCATGGACCCCGCCGACCTGCTCGCCTGTGGCAGCAAGATCTCCGGTTTTTTGTTGCAGAAATCGGCGAAGACGGACGCCTTCCTCGTTGCGTAGAGGACGCCATGGCTGACCTCGCGGTGGTCTTTCACTGGGCACCGGCTGATATGAATCAGCTGGGCCTGCAAGAACTCATGGAGTGGCGCGAACGCGCCAGGGTGCGGAGTGTCGCCGATGGCGAATGACTTAAAACTTCGGGTGCTGCTGAGCGCCATCGACAAGGCGACACGCCCACTCAAGGCCATCAACCACGGCAGCATCGGCGCCGCCCGGGCGCTCAAAGAAGCGCGCGACAACCTCAAGGCCCTCAACGCGCAACAGAAAGACATCAGCGCCTGGCGCACACAACGCGCGGCCGCCGAGCAAACCGAACAAGCCCTCGGTGCCGCACGTAACAAGGTCAAGGCACTCAGTCAGCAGTTCTCGGCCACGGGCGCGCCCACTAAAGCCATGTCCAAGGACTTTCGCGCGGCGGTGCATGAGGCGCAGAAACTCAAGCAGCAGCATCAACTCAACAGCGAGCAGCTGCAGAACCTGCGGGGTCGATTGAACGCTGCCGGCGTCAGCACCAAGAACCTCGGCGACCATGAGCGCCAATTGCGAGACCAGGTCCGCTCAACCAACCACAGCATTAGCGAGCAAACCAAACGTCTCGCGGCCCTCGGTGCTCAACAGCGACGACTGGCCGCAGCTCGCGCGACTTTTGATCAATCCAAAAACCTCGCCCGCGACATGGCGGGCAAAGGTGCCACCGCCGCCGCTGGCGGTAGCGCGACCTTGTATGCCGGCGCAAAGCTACTCGCGCCAGGCATCGACTTCGACGCCAGCATGAGCAAAGTGCAAGCGATCTCTCGGCTCGATAAAAACGCTGAAGCGCTCGGGGCATTGCGCAACCAGGCGCGCGAACTGGGCGGCAAAACCCAGTTCACCGCCGGACAGGCGGCAGATGCTCAAGGCTTTCTGGGCATGGCCGGCTTCGATCCTGCAGCGATCAAAGCCGCGATACCAGGGATGCTCGACCTCGCGGCCGCTGGCGGCGCCGATCTGGCGCAGACCGCCGACATCGCTTCAAATATCCTGTCCGGACTCGGCATGAGCGCCGGCCAAATGGGCAAACTGGGTGATGTGTTGGTAGGGACCTTTACGCGCTCCAACACCAACCTGCAGATGCTCGGCGACACCATGAAGTACGCCGCGCCCATGGCGAAAACCTACGGAGTCGAGCTGGAGGTGGCCGCCGCCATGGCCGGCAAGCTGGGTGATGCCGGTCTGCAAGGCAGCATGGGCGGCACCGCACTCAGCTCCATCATGAACCGCTTGGCCGCCCCGCCCAAGGCCGCGGAAAAAGCCTTGGAACTACTGAAGATCGCCACCGCCGACGCCCACGGCAATTTGCGCAACCTGCCGGACATTCTCAAAGAGATCTACGACAAAACCCAAGACCTGGGCACCGCCTCAAAAGGTGGACTGTTCAAAGCCATCGCCGGTGAAGAAGCGGTCAAAGGCATGGCCCAACTGGTGGAGCAAGCAGGCACCGGTGAGCTGCAAAAGTTGATCGTGAACCTGCGTCAAAGCCAGGGCGAAGCGTCGCAAACAGCCAGCGTCATGGCCGACAACCTCAAGGGTGATTTGAAGACTTTAAGCAGTGCTTGGGAAGACCTCGGCATCGAGCTTCAAACCCAGCAGGATGGGCCGTTGCGCGGGCTGATTCAGTCCGTCACTGAGGTCATTCGAGGCGTCAAAAGTTGGGCCAACGAAAACCCGAACCTCGCCGCCGGACTGGTGAAAACCATCGCCATCATCGCCGCCCTGGCCATCGCCCTCGGCGGGTTGTTGATGGCCGCGGCCAGCGTCCTGCTGCCGTTTGCGGCGTTGCGCTTGATGTTCGCCTTGATGGGCCTTCGACTGCCCGGGTTGCTCAGCCTGTTGTGGAAACTCGGTCGTTTCGTGCTGCCCTTCGTTGGCAAAGCCCTGCTCATGCTCGGGCGTGCATTGATGCTCAACCCCATCGGGTTAGCGATCACCGCCATCGCCGGCGCGGCGTACCTGATCTACCAAAACTGGGACGCGGTGAAGGCTTACTTCACCGACGCGTGGAAGGAAATCAAAGCCGGGTTCAACGGCGGCACGAGCGGCATCCTCAAGACCCTGGCCAACTTCAGCCCCATCGGATTGCTCTACCGTGCCTTCTCGGCAGTGATGAAATACCTGGGCATCGAACTGCCCAGCCGCTTTACCGAGTTCGGCGGGATGATCATCGACGGTCTGGTCAACGGGCTGAAAGCAGGCTTCGGCAAACTCAAAGACGTCATGGGCGAGATCAGCGATTCGACCATTGGCTGGTTCAAGGAAAAGCTCGGCATCCAGAGCCCGTCGCGGGTGTTTGCCGAACTGGGCGGTTTCACCATGGCGGGACTCGCCCAAGGACTGGAGCGCAGCCAGCATGAACCTATCGGTGCGATGGCCGATGTCAGCAATCGACTCATGGCCACGACCCGCGCCATCACGCACGCACAGAACACCCGTCCGTCTTCATTGACCGTGGATAACCGAGCACCACTCAAACCTGCCCAGCGACCGGCCTACGACAGTCACGACACCTACGAAATCACCATCCATTCCACGCCGGGCATGGACACGTTGGCGATTGGCCGCGCAGTCCGAGCAGAACTGACCCGCGTCCAATACGAGAAAGATGCCCGCCAACGCAGCCGCCTGGCCGACCTGGAGTAATCCCCATGATGCTTGCCCTGGGCATGTTCGTCTTCAGCCTTTCCACTGCGGCTTATCAAACACTGCAACGCCAGACCGAATGGCGCCATGTCAGCAATTCACGCGTCGGCGCAGCCCCGGCCCGGCAATTTGTCGGGCGCGGTGAAGACGCCATCACCCTCCCCGGCGTCATCCTCCCGGAGCTGGCCGGTAGCGCGCTCAGCCTGGATGCCTTGCGCCTAATGGCCAACACCGGCAAGGCGTGGCCCATGGTGGAAGGCAGCGGCCGCATCTACGGCCTGTGGGTGATCGAGAGCTTGAACGAAACCAAGACGGTGTTTTTTCGCGACGGCACACCGCGCCGGATCGAATTCAGCCTCAGCCTCAAGCGGATCGACGACGACCGCATTGACCTGATTGGCGCCGGGACAAGCGTGGGCGTCAGCATCATGAGGAGCTTGCTGTGATTGATGCTGCGCTCTCACGGGTGACTGGTTTTCTGAATGACGCCGCCGAGCGTTACCGGCGCGCCGCCGCTTACCCAGTCCCGGTCATCCGCGTCACTGTCGATGACAACGACATAGCCCCGGCGATCATCCCTCGACTGATCAGCCTCGATCTGCTGGACAACCGCGGGATCGAGGCCGACCAATTGACCATTACCCTCAGCGACCACGACGGTCTGCTGGCGATTCCGCCCAAAGGCGCGATTATTCGGCTCTGGCTCGGCTGGAGTGATACCGGTCTGATGGACAAAGGCACCTACACCGTCGATGAAACCGAACACAGTGGAGCGCCGGATGTACTGAGCATTCGCGCTCGATCAGCGGACTTTCGTAAAAGCCTGAAGACCAAACGCGAACGCAGCTGGAGCAACACCACGCTCGGCGACGTCCTTGGCGACATCGCCCTGGGCAACGGTCTGAGCGCAACCATATCCAGCGTCCTCCACGGCTTGCCCATCCTACAGCTCGACCAAGCCAACGAATCGGACGCGAACCTGATCAGCCGTATCGGTGAAGAGTTCGATGCCGTGGTCACCATCAAGGCCGGCTGCCTGCTGTGCTTGCCGGCGGGCGGTGGCAAGACCGCCCGCGGCGCCGAGCTGCCGCACATCACCCTCACCCGCGCCGACGGTGACCAGCACCGTTACCTGCAAGCCGACCGCGACACCTACGACGGCGTGCGCGCCTATTTCTATAACGTGAACAGCGCCAAGAAAGAGGAAACCATTGCCGGCGGCGGCGAACACCTCAAGGACCTGCGCCACACCTACAGCGACCGACAGTCCGCCCTGCGCGCGGCCCGGGCCGAGTTCAACCGGCTGCAACGGGGTAGCGCGACGCTCAGCTACACGCTGGCACTGGGGCGGTCGGATCTGATTCCCGAGCTGACTTATACCCTCCAGGGCGTGAAGGACGAGATCGATGAAATCATCTGGTACGGCGGGAACGTCCAGCACACCCTCAGCGCGGACAACGGCTACACCGTCAGCCTGGCGCTGGAGAGCAAACTACCGGATGACAGCGTCGAGAGCCTGGTCGATGTGAATAAGGGGGGCTTTACCGGTGTCATTGCCCACTACCGCGATAGGAAGACTGGCAAGGAAAAGACGGTGATGGCTGGAGATCAA